CAGGATCGGGTCATCCGCGAGGTGGGCGACATGCTCGCGGCGTTCCGCGCCCGGGTGATTGCGATACCGGATGCAGTTGGACAGCTCTTTGACCCAGCACAGCGCGGAAGGTCGTCCCCGAGCTCCGCGCGCGCCTCTACGAGGCACTGGCGGAACTGGCTGAATACCAGCCAGGAGTACCTGCGCATCCTGGCGCGGATGGTGGCGCCGCCACCGACGCTGACGGTGAGTCAGTGGGCGGACCAGTACCGACGGCTCTCAAGCGAAAGCAGCGCCGAGCCCGGACAGTGGCGAACTGATCGCGCGCCCTACCTGCGTGCGATCATGGACGCAGCGTGTGACCCGCTCGTCCAAGAGGTCGTCGTGATGAAGTCCGCCCAGGTCGGGTGGACGGAGACGATCAACAACACGATCGGCTATCACATCGACCAGGACCCGGCGCCGATCCTGCTCCTGCAGCCGACTCTCGAGATGGCGGAGTCGTGGAGCAAGGATCGCCTCGCGCCGATGATCCGCGACACGCCCGTCCTGCGCGGACGCATCGCGGATCCGAAGTCGCGCGACAGCGGCAATACGCTGCTGCACAAGAAGTTCCCCGGCGGGCATCTGACGATCGTCGGTGCGAACTCGCCGGCNGGCCTCGCATCGCGCCCGATCCGAATTCTGCTGTGTGACGAGGTCGATCGTTTCCCTGCATCGGCTGGAACCGAGGGCGATCCAATCGACCTGGCGCGCAGACGCACGGCGACATTCCGGAACCGCAAGATCCTGATGGGCTCGACGCCGACCGTGAAAGGCGCGAGTCGCATCGAGGCGGCGTTCGAGCAGTCGGATCAGCGGTACTACTACGTGCCGTGCCTGCACTGCGGGGAGTTCCAGCGCCTCGTCTGGTCGCAGGTGCGCTGGGAAGAAGGGCGGCCCGAGACGGCGGTGTACGTCTGCCAGCACTGCGGCGCGGTGCTCACCGATGCGGACAAGCCGGAGATGCTCCGTCGCGGCGAGTGGAGGCCGTCGCAGCCATTCGCCGGAATCGCGGGCTTTCACATCTCGGAGCTGTATTCGCCCTGGTCAACGTGGCCCGAGATGGCCGCAGCGTTCCTGCGGGCGAAGAAGTTTCCCGAGACGCTGCAGACGTGGGTGAATACCGCGCTCGGCGAGACGTGGGAGGAGTCGGGCGAGACGATCGAGCCGGGCTCGCTCCTCGAGCGTCGTGGGCCGCACGGCCCGCAGAACATCCCCTCTGCGGTGTTGCTGCTCACCGCCGGCGTCGACGTGCAGGACGATCGCGTCGAGATCCAGCTCAACGGCTGGGGCGCCGAGGAGGAGAACTGGATCATCGAGCAGCACGTGATCCGCGGCGACCCCGGCAAGGCGGATCTCTGGCACGACGTCGACGCGTANCTGCAGCGCAGGTTCCGCACCGATACCGGTGTCGACCTGCAGATCGAGTCGACCTGTATCGACTCGGGCGGCCACTTCACGCAGCAGGTCTACGAGTTCGTCGTCTCACGGAAGCGCCGGCGTGTGTTCGCCATCAAGGGCATGGCAGGCCCGGGGCGGCTCGCCTGGCCGCGGAAGGCCACCCGCACGCCGAAGTCGCGCGCGAACGTCTACGTGATCGGCGTCGACACGATCAAGGGANTNCTGTACGGGCGGCTCGAGAAGATCACCGAGCCGGGCCCCGGTTACATCCATCTGCCCGCGTCGGCGGATGATGAATTCTGCCGGCAACTCACGAGCGAGCAGCGGNTCCGCACCTACGTGAAGGGGCGGCCGGTGATCGTCTGGAAGCCGCGCGCCGAGGGAATCGCGCAAGAGGCGCAGGACTGCTGGATATACGCCTACGCGGCGATGCTCGCCCGCGGCGGGCCCGAGCTCCTGCGCCGGCGNGCAGATGCGCCCGGGCGACGTACGCCGTCGACACCCGCANCGCAGGCGGCGACACCCGTCGAGCCGAGCGCACCCGTCGAGCCGAGCGNACCCGTCAAGCAGCCCGCATCNAGACCCGNCAACCCATTTGTGCGCTCCGGCGGATGGATGCGCGGCCGCGGAGGATGGATGAAACGATGAGCGGACTCACTCTGCAGGAAGCGCAACAGATTCTCGATGCGCTGATCGACGCGCAGCTCAATGCTGCCGCGAACGAGATGTCGTCGGTATCGGTCGCTGGTCGTACGGTGACCTTCCGGTCCATGAAGGAGCTCGGCGACGAGATCGCGCGCTGGCAGAACATCGTTGCGCGCCTGAAGCAGGCGGCGGCGGGTGGTCCGCGTCACGGCGCGTCCGTTGCATTGTTCAACCGTCATTACAGCCGGTGCCGGTAATGGGCTGGTTCAACCGATACGTGATCGGCTCGATCTCGCCGAAGTGGGCCATGCAGCGCGAGCGGTACGCTCGCGGTCTGCGCGCCTACTACGAGGCGGCCGAGCCGTCGCGCTATCGCAAGTGGCGCACCGACCGGCGATCGGGCAACGCGCAGGTCGAGCGGGCCGCAGCCCCTCTGCGCGTGCAGGCGCGCCACCTCGATGAGAACTACGACGTTGCCGCGGGCATTCTCGACGTGCTCGTCGCGAACACGGTCGGCCGCGGCGTGCAGCCGGAGCCGCAGGTGCTGCTGCAGGATGGCTCACCGGCGACGGAGGTCAACTCGAAGCTCCTGAAGCTCTGGAATCAGTGGATCTTCGCCTGCGACGTCACAGGGCAGTACCACTACTACGAGCTCCAGCGGCTGGCTGCGCGCTCCTGGTTCCGCGATGGCGAGATCTTCGCGCAGCGTATCGTCGGCACGGTGCCCGGGCTCTTTCACGGCACGGCGCTGCCGTACTCGCTCGAGGCGCTCGAGAGCGACTTCGTGCCGCACGACCTCAACGACCCGGACCGCCGGATCGTGCAGGGTATCGAGGTGAACGCGTGGGGGCGGCCCGTCGCATTTCACGTCTACAAGGGGCACCCGGGCGACTCGTTCACCGTCAGCCTCGAGACGAAGCGCGTCCCGGCGTCGGTGATGACGCACCTCGCGTTCCGCAAGCGCTTCCATCAGCTGCGCGGGATCTCGATCTTCGCGACGGTCATGGGTCGGCTCGACGACATCAAGGAGGTCGACGAGAACGAGCGCGTCGCAGCCCGCGTCGCTGCCGCGATGGCGGCGGTGATCAAGAAGGGCACGCCGGAGATGTACGANGCAGACGACGTGCCGCGCGATGAGTCCGGGCAGCCGATGCGCCGNGACATGTTNTTCGAGCCCGGCATCATCTTCGACGAGCTCATGCCCGGNGAGTCGGTCGAGACGATCGACACGAAGCGGCCGAACAACGCGCTGATCCCGTTCCGCGATGCGCAGCTGCGCTCCGCGGCGGCCGGCACGATGGTCTCGTTCTCGAGCGCGTCGAAGAACTACAACGGCACCTACTCGGCGCAGCGGCAGGAGCTCGTCGAGCAGTGGGGCATCTACCAGATGCTCGGCTCGGGCTTCACGTTCCGCTTCTGCCAGCCGGTCTGGGACTCGTTCATCGACGCCGCGATTCTCTCCGGCGCCGTCGAGCTGCCGCGGAACGTCGACCGCGACACGCTCTACGACTGCACGCATACCGGGCCGTCGATGATCTGGATCGACCCCGAGAAGGAAGCCAAGGCGCTCATCATGCAGATGCAGTGGGGCTTCAAGGCGCGCAGCAGGATCATCCGCGAGCGCGGCGACAACCCCGACGAGGTCAACCGCGAGATCCAGCGCGATCAGCAGGAGCTCGAGCGCCTCGGCATCAAGCTCCCGGGCGACGGCAAGGCGCAGGCGTCTGCGGACACCGACGACGAGCCCGCCCGCGAATCCACCGCCGAAGAAGTCGAGGAGTAATTCCCGTGATCAAGATCTATGCGCGCGGCTCGCGTCGCGCGGAGGTGCTCATTCACGAGGCGATCGGTGAGGACTGGTTCGGCAACGGGCTGACGTCCAAGCGCTTCGTGGAGGAGCTGAACGACCTCGGCGAGGTCGACGAGATTCTCGTGCGGATCAACTCGCCGGGCGGCGCGGTGTTCGATGGCGTCGCAATCTACAACGCGCTCAAGGAGCACCGGGCCCGCATCGACGTGCTGGTTGAGGGGCTCGCCGCCTCCATCGCCTCGGTGATCGCGATGGCGGGCGATCGCATCCGCATGGGCGAGGGCGCGCTGATG